TGGTCAACACCCGGGTGAACGTGCTCTCCAAGGAGCACGGCACGGTGAGCGCCATGGTGGCCCGCACCAAGCGCGGCGCCACCAAGACCTATCGGCTGACCCCGCGCGGCGTGACGGTGTGCGCGGCTCTCTCCGCGGGTCGCCCGGTCCCGCTCCGGCCGTGTCGGGACCGCGATTGGACGGCGTTCCGCGCCACCTTGGGGCTGCCCGCGGTGGCGATGGTGGAGTGATACCCATGAAACCACCCAGGACCCCAGCCGAGCAGCGCAGGGCGCAGAGCGCCACCCGCGCGGCGTTCAAGCGGCGGCAGAAGGCGGCCATCGGGCTGTTGCGCTGCCTGTGCGGGAACGTCGCGTTTCACCTGAGCAGTTCCGGGCCGGTGTGCGAGCGGTGCGATGGCATCGAAAGCAAGCTCACGCGCAGCTATGCCCGGGAAGTCGCCGGCTCCAATCGCCGGGGTGAGAACTCCGCCACGGTCATCGCGCCGTTTGCGGTCCATGCGCCGAGGACGTGGACCTGAGAACCCAATTTCGCCCCTACACCCTATGTGTAGGGGTGCCCGCCCGGTGTCTCTTATTGTGGAATAGGGGGTCGAAAACCATCGGGCGGGAACCATCAACAGAAAGGAACGTATGAAGAAGAAACCAACCAAGAAGATAGCCACCGAGCTGCGGCAGAAATCAGCCAGGGCCGACGCGGTATTGATCGTGGCCTTGGCGGATGCAATCTGGAGCGCGGCCAAGTCGCTCGACCTGGAGTATCGCGACCTGATGAGAGCCGTCGGAATCCTCGTCGTGCAAATCTCCAAGAACACCGAAGAACCGGTGGAGACGGTGCTGGCCGAGGCGATGCGTGTGACGAAATCGGTGAAAGTATGACCGACCCGTTCCCATCCGATGGCCGCGTGACGGTGGCTGGCTTGCGCTGGACGCCTTGGCCCACCCTGCACCCTATGTGCAGGGGTGCCCGCCCGGTGTCTCTTATTGTGGAATAGGGGGTCGAAAACCATCGGGCGGGAACCATCAACGATGAAATTCAACCCACAACTTAGGGACCAGCTCGTGGCTCACGAAAGGAAGCTCGTGGTTGAAAGCAGCGCAAAAAGAGCTGTGGAACAGGGGCCGCGCATTGAATGCCGACCAGTAAAGCAATCGGCCTTTGAAACCCGGAAAGTGGCCGGTGGCGATATTCGTTGGAAACCGGTGGACAGGATGGCGGCCAAGATTTTAGCGAGGGCTCCATGGTGGGCCCACGCGCCGGTCGGGTTCGGCAACCCACCAAAGACAGAAACCAAGACCAGCAAACCAAAGAAGGAAAGAAAACACATGACTGAAAATCACACAGGGGGGGCAAATGACCGCTACACGTCGGATTTCGGGGTGAGGGTAAAAATGGTGAACGGTGAGCCGATGATGAACACCGACGACATCATGAGCTTTTGCGCGGAGGCAGTCAGCAAAATGCCGAAGGAGACCCGTCCCAACGTGCTTGCCGCGCAAGATGCGCGGAAAATTATCAGCGAACTCTTGGAGGGCGTCGGGCTCGAAATGGAGAAGTTCAACGCGAATTCCAAGCAATACCTGATGGACATCCGCAACACCCGGTTCGCGGTGGTGTCGGAAACCGCGGCGATGACAAAAGAACTAAAGGAGGTCCGGCAGTTCTTTCTAGGGGGTGATTACAAGGAGCAGACCGCGCGGTTGCGGGAGTTCGTGGACCTATGCGAACGGCTGCGTAACTTGAAAGAGTCCGGTTTCTTGGACTCGGTGGCGGACACGATGCTGCGGCTTGCGGAGCCTCCGACAATCTGACCGGGACAAAAACCAAACAAAACCATGAACAGGAACTACTATCTGGGGCTGTGGAAATACTTCCAGTCACATCCCCGTGCAGCGGCGGAAAGGACTCTTGGTGTCGCAACGGCGTGCTGTCTGACCGAGTCGGACATCGTCACGTGGCGGGTTGAGATTGGTGGAGTTCCGCATGATCCACCTGGAATCCGACCAAAGCCGTGGTGGGCACCCAAACCAAACGGGCTCTTTTTGTTGACCTGACCCCATGACCGACCCGGTCCCATCCGATGGCCGCGTGACGGTGGCTGGCTTGCGCTGGACGCCTTGGCCCACCCTGCACCTCCCCACGGAGCAGGATGCCGAGGCGTTCATCCGCAAGCACGGGCGGGAGGCGTTCGGTGAGTATTGGCAGCGGCGCGAGCGGCACATCGAGCTGGAACAGGGCGACCCGCTCCAATCCGGTTGGGAATCCACGCCCACGGGCATCGTGCGAAAGCTGCTGGCGGGCACATATCAGCCGGGCTTCATCGGCCAGGCCACGCACGCGGGGTCCACGCGGGGTCCGTTCCTGCCGGCAAACGACATCCTGAACCTCGGCGGCAACGGCTCGGGCAAGACCGACATCTTGGCCAAGCTGGGCATGGAGACCCTCACCAGCGGCCCCAAGCGCGAGGTCCGATTCTGGAGCCAGAACGAGCGGACGAGCATCCGCTACCAGCAGCCGGCCATCTTCCGCTATCTGCCGCCCGCGCTGCGCAAGGTGAAGAAGCAGGGGCAGACCACGAAGATCTCTTACAACGAATCCACCGGGTTCTCCGAGGGCATCTTCATCCTGCCCAATCACAGCGCCGGCCTGTTGCTCACGTACAAGAGCTGGGAGCAGGACCGCAGCAGCGCCGAGGGCGGCGAGGCGCATCGGGTCATCTACGACGAAGAGGCGCCGGGCGAGCTGGTCGAGACGCTCCGGTTCCGCGCGCACAAGACGGGCGGCCAGGTGCTCGGGGCCTTCACGCCGACGCAGGGTTATGCCGACACGGTGGCCCAATACATCGAGGGCGCCGACATCTTGGAGACCATCCCGGCGCGGCGGGTGGTGTGGGATTGGAAGACGGGCACGCCGAAGTGGGGCGCGTGGATCTTGGACGAGCATCGGGTGTTGGTGCCCGGGTGTCCGCCGGGGCACGTGCCGCTGGTGTTGCGGTCGGGGCAAGGCGGCGGGCGGCGCTACGTGGTGATGTTCCCCACGCCGTTCAATCCCTACACCAACGTCGAGGCCATCATCAGCGGTGCGGTGGGCAAGTCCCTCGAATTCTCCCTGGAGCGGCTCTACGGGTGGCCGACGCGGCGCGCGGCCAAGGCGTTCCCCAAGTTTGGCGACATCCACATCGTGAAGCCCGACCGGGTGCCCAAGCCGGCCGACCTCACCCTCTACCAGTTCACCGACCCGCACGGGCAGCGCAATTGGTTCAGCTTGTGGATCGGGGTGGCGGTCGATGGCACGGCCTACGTGATGAAGGAATGGCCGCCCGCGGAGTACGGCGAGTGGACGCTCCCGGGTGAGAAGCCCGACGGCAAGGTGGGGCCGGCACAGCGGTACGAGAGCGGCAAAGCGTTCAACGACTACAAGCGGCAGTTCTTGCAGGCCGAGGGGTGGCAGCGCGAGGAGCGCAGTCACGGGGCCATTGCCATGACGCGGCCGAAGGGGGGCGAGGTGCTGGAGATCCAAGAGCGCCGCATGGACCCGCGACCGGCGGGGACCAGCGTGCCGAGCGACGAGGAATCCAAGACGTACCTCGACTACATGCAGGAGCCGGTGCTGGCCAAGGACGGCACGGTGATGGTGCCGGGCCTGGACTTCATGGCGGCCGACCATTGCGGCCTGGAGGACGGCACGCAGCTCATCAACAACTGGCTCATCGACGGATGGGACGACCAGCAACCCACGAGCCCGCTGAACTGCCCGAAGCTCTACGTGAGCAGCGATTGCCCGAATCTCATCTACTCGCTGCGCACGTGGACCGGGCTGGATGGGGAGAAGGGTGCGAGCAAGGACCCGGTGGATTGCCTCAAAGGCGCGGCCAAGCAGGGGCTGGTCCACTACGGCAAAAACTACAAATGGCCCGAAGGCCACGGATGGAGATGAACCCGAAGCTGCCGCATGACCCGATGGTGGAACGGTCCCTGACGCTGCAACGGATGCTGCGGGCAGCCGGCTACGTCAAACGCGATGGCGTCGCCACGGCTGGGATCCGCCTGGTTTCCCGGCTGGCGAAAGAGCACGGCCTGCGCGACTGGCCACACACCCAGACCGTCGAGGACTACGATGCGCTGATCGCGGTGTTGGGAGTTCATCTTTCCGAACGTGTGTTACCGACCACCCCATGACCCGAACTGAATTCCGCGCCCTCCCGCTCCTCGTGAAGCCTGCCCAAGCGGCCGAGCTGCTCGGGGTCAACGTCCGCAAGTTGTCGGAGGCGTACAGCGATGGGCGGTTGGTGCCTGTCTTGACAAAGAGGGGGCATCGGCGTTACCCCAAGCATCAACTCGCACGGCTGGTGGGTCTCGAAGATGCGCTCTGAGGGGCACGGAGCGCATACCCAGCCAACAACATGAGCGAGCCACTTTCCGATTCGGCCGATGCTTCTGCATCCGGTCTGGAGCATTACCGCGCCATCCTCCGCGATTTCGAGCGCGCAGGCACCACCGACAGCACCCTCGCCCGGGTCGCCCAGGGCGACGACATCCGCTACACGCGATGGCCGGGCCAATCCCCCGATGGCCGCCGGTGGGACGAGAACCAGGAGGACGGCAAGCCCGTGCTCCCCTACAACGGCGCGCCCGATACCCGCATCCCCCTGTCCGACGAGATCATCGGCGAAGAGGTGGACCTGTTGGTGACCGCCTTCTGGCTGGCCGACCTCAAGTTCTCGCCCATGGGCATGGAGGACGTCGCCACCGCCAAGCTCTGGCGGAAATACTTCGAGTGGCTGGTCTACACCCGGATGTTCCAGGAGCTGAACGCCGAGGTGGAGCTCTCCGCTCAATACCGCGGCGCCTACGGCTGGTGCGTGCTCCACATCGACTACCGGCGCGAGCTCGGCTTCCGCCGGCAGACCCTCACACTGGAGCAGCTCGGCGGCATGGACCCGTTGTTCCCGTTGCTCATCGGGGCGGGCACGCCGGAGACCGACCAGGTGGCGGTGGACATGCTCACCCAGCTTTATCGCCAGTACGCCGAGCAGCGGTCGACCGGTGTGGATGCCGTGGAGATCCCCGCGCTCAAGGCCAGCGCCGCGCGCAAGGCCATCCGCGAGCTGCGCAAGGAGGGCAAGGCATCGGTCGCGCTGCCCTATCTGTGCGAGAACCGGCCCCGGGTGAAGGCGCTGAAGCCGTATTCCGAGATCGTGGTGTGCTGGGGCAGCGGCGGCATCCAAGAGGCGCGCGGCGTGTACCCCTGCGAATGGTTCACCGAGGCCGAGCTCAAGGCCACGGCCGAGTCGGAGGGATGGGATGCGGATTGGCTCAAGGCCGCCTTGGCCTCCAAGGGCAAGCGCAGCGCGTGGACCTGGGACCAGCAGCAGATGGGCGTCTCCTATCAGGTCATCACCCAGGAGAAGCTCGAACTCATCGAGGTGTGCTACGGCTACACCAAGGTGGTGGACGAAGATGGCTGCGTCGTGGTGCGCAAGGTC